AACGTTGTAAGCAACCTACAGGTACAGGTAGCGATCTATGGCTACATGGCAACAATCGCCAAGATGCCTAAGGGAATTATCCGTTACAACTTCACCTAAGAAATAACCCTAATAGTCGGTGGGCGATTAGCCCTTTCGCCCACCGACCCCTACTAAGTAAGGAGTACCGATGCCAGCTAGTTACGTTACCGTAGCCGAGCTACGTGCCAATTTAGGTATCGGTAGTCTTTACTCAGATAGTACGGTCGAGGAGTGCTGCCAAGCTGCTCAGGATCAAATTAACAGTTTCCTTTGGTTTGATTCTGCGCCAGTCGTGGGGACTGCATTGGTAAGCAACGTTGCCACCGTGATGTTGGCCAACCCTGGCTTATTTACCGTTGGAGAATCGGTGACTATTGCCGGGGCTGGCTCTACATTTAACGGCACTTACACAATTACTGCCACGCTACCTTTTAGCACAGGCACTACAAATTTATTGCCAGCATTTAATATGCAGCTAAATTATTATCAGCAACCACGCGGCTATAGCTTTATTCAGTATGCCAAGGTTGCAGCCGATCAAAACTTTAGGCGCGTAGTGCCATCAGGCACAGCCACAGGCGAGGATACAAAAACTGCTACCTACGTTAATACAGCAAGCGTTCGCCAAGCTGCGATGATCTTGGCTGTGGATATTTGGCAGGCTCGCCAGGTATCCCAGACAGGCGGCGTAGGACTCGATGGCTTTAGTCCAAGCCCGTACAGGATGGGCAACAGCATGATCGGCAAAATCAGAGGCCTTTTAGCCCCGTACGTCTCACCGAATAGCATGGTGGGATAAATGCCTACGGCAGCTATTACGACCCTGCGTAGCACCATCGCAACGGCTTTAACCAATGCTGGAGTTTGGTCGGTATTTGCATACCCACCTGCAACCATCTTGGCTAACAGCTGCGTGGTAATTCCGGCAGACCCATATCTCACACCTAGCAATAACAGCCAGATAACTATTTCACCGCTGGCTAATTTTAAGATTTTGCTAACCGTGCCAATGTTTGACAACCAGGGCAACCTGCAGGGCATTGAGGATTTTATCGTTGCGGCTTATACAAAACTAGCTGCATCTAATCTTGTATTTAATATAACTAGCGTTAGCGCGCCCGGCGTATTAAATGCAGATAGCGGCGATCTATTAACAGCCGAATTTAATATAACCATACTAACGAGCTGGAGTTAAACCATGAGTAACGAATCCGATCTAGCTTGGCTTATTAAAATTGGCCAAGTGAAAGAAAACGCAGCACCATCTAAAGCCACTACTAAAACAGACGAGGAATAAACAAAATGGCAATTTATTTAAATAATAATGTTGGCGTTAAACTTGCCACAGCGGCCGCGCCAACAGTACCTAGCATTGATATATCAAGTTATGTAACAGCGGTAACTTTAACGCAGACATTTGACGAACTTGAGGTCACAGCGATGGGCGATCTTTCCCGACGTTACGTCTCTGGATTGCAAGCTGCAAATTTTTCAATCGACTTTTTCAACGACTGGGCATCATCTCAGGTTATGCAGACACTAAACGCAGCAGCAGGTCAAACCTTAGCTGTATCTATGATTACTAAAAAAGGTACTGCTGTAGGTGCTGATAATCCTACATACCAATTCAATATTTTGGTAAATAACTTAACACCTGTCGGTAGCGGTGGCGTGGGCGATGAAGCTGCCTCTAGCCTTTCCTTTACCGTAAATTCCGTTGTAACCGTATCACCTTCGGTTGCGTTCTAACCTAACTACGAAAGGGCAAACAAATGGCTAAACTTAAAATAACAAGGGCAACAGGCGAGGTTACTGAGCATCAGATAACCCCGGCTATTGAGTTTGCCTTTGAAGCGTACAAAGGTAAAGGTTTTCATAAAGCCTTTAGAGATGATGAAAAGCAGTCGGATGTGTTCTGGCTGGCTTACGAGTGTCTAAAGCGCGCATCTGTAACAATTCCATTATTCGGTGCAGATTTCGTTGAAATGCTGGCCAAGGTGGAAGTGTTAGATGATGACCCGGAACGATAGGGCGCGATTCATTTACTTACTTGGTTGCAAGGCTTAGTATCGAATTGCAGATCGCGCCCAATGATTTATTAGCACTAGATAGCAGGATGTTTAAGGCTTTATTGCAAGCGATGAAAGATCGAAATAAGGAGATCAAAAATGCCAGTAGCGGTAAAAGGCGGCATTGAACTTCGCAAAGCCTTAAAGAAATTTACACCTGATCTAGCTAAAGAAACACAGAAAGAAATGGCTAGTTTGCTAAAACCTATTACTACTAAGGCACGAGGCTTTATCCCATCTAGCGCACCGCTATCTGGGTGGGGTAAAGCACCCGTTAATGCTAGATGGTATTGGGATGGCCGAGCTGCTAAAAAAGGCGTAGGTTACAAAACTACGCCAAGCAAGCCTAATCGATCAGGGTTTAGATCCTTAGCGCGTATTCAAAATGCATCTAGGTCTGGCGCAATATATGAAACTGCTGGACGTAAAAACCCAGGTGGTAATTTTAGCCCACGTTTAGGTACTTTAATTGGCAAAGGCAAGATGGCTGGCCGCGCAATTTTTCGCGCATGGTCAGAGGATAACGGCAAGACTAACGCAGCTGTTATTAAAGCCATTGAAACATCTAGAGATAAATTTAACGCGACAGTAGGGCGCAACTAATGGCTATTGATCCATCAGTAAAAATAGATATAGCCGCTGAGTTCACAGGCAAAAAAGCTTTTGATAAAGCGACTAAGTCCACATCAGGATTAGAAAAAAGCGTAAAGAATTTAGCAAAAACTTTTGGCGTAGCCTTTGGTGCTACTGCTGTAGTTAATTTTGCCAAGTCATCAGCTAAAGCATTTATAGAGGATGATAACGCTGCTAGGTCATTAAGCGTAACAATTAAAAATTTAGGGCTTGCATACGGTAATAACGCAGTTATTGTTAGTGACTTTATAAATAATTTAGAAAAGCAAACAGGCGTGCTTGATGATGAACTGCGCCCGGCCATGGACAGGTTACTCAGGGCAACAGGATCAGTTAGCAAGTCACAAGAATTATTAAACCTATCTTTAGATATTGCGGCAGGTACAGGTAAGACAGTTACCCAGGTGTCACAAAGTTTACAAAAAGCCTACTTAGGACAAACTGCTGCTATTGGTCGTTTAGGCGTAGGCATATCTAAAGCTGAATTAGCTACAGGCGAGTTTGCAGATATACAAGAAAAATTAACTAAATTATTTTCTGGTCAATCTGCAGCTGCAGCTAACAGTTATGCAGGACAATTAGCCAAATTACAAGTAGCCGCTAATAACGCTAAAGAAACTATAGGTAAAGGCTTAGTAGATGCTTTAAAATTGCTTGCTAAGGATACAAGCATTGATGATTTAAATAAAGGATTAGAAAAAACATCACAATATGTCGCTGATCTTATTCTTGGAGTCGGCGTATTTATCCAAAAATTAAAAGATATTCCTGTAGCAGGTAAAGCTTTTTCATTACCTTTAGAAGCTTATATTCAAGCGATTCCGGTACTTGGCACATATATAAATCTACTTGCCGATTTGGGTAAAGAGCAGCGTACTTCTGGCTTAACCACGCTGCCTATATCGCCATATTATTTGAAAAAACAAGCTGAGGCTGCGGCTAAAGCTGCTAAAGCTGCTGAGGCTGCTCGCCTAGCTGAGGAAAGAAGAGCCAAGGCTGATGCTGCTGCAAAGTTAGCAGCTGAAAAAAAGGCTACTGCTGCGGCCAAGATCGCAGCTGATAAAAGGGCTGCTGCTGATAAGAAGGCTGCTGCTCAAAAAGCGATATTGGCTAAAGCGGATTCCATGTTTAACATAGAGCAGATTCAGATCGAAGCTGCGTTAAAGGGCAAGATTTCAGATAATGAAAGATTACGCTTGGAATTACAGCGTGCTATTCTTAACGAGGATTTTAAATTAGCCGATGAGTTACAGAAAAAACTCGAGGCATCACAGCGAGCCACGGCAGCTTTACAAGGCCAACTAAATGCTATTAAGCCAGCAACTAATCCGTTTGATGAGTGGATTAAGTCACTTGAGGAAATTTCGGCTGTTTTAGCTAAGATTCTTGGTACGCCTCTTACGCTTGACCCTGGTCGCAAAGGTGGGGGCATACTTGCTTTAGAACCAGAGGATTTACTTATCCCACCATCATCAGTAACTAAAATTACAGGCGATCCAATTCCTGTTGTAGTTGTTCCAAGTCCAACTCCAATTCCGATTGTAATTCCAGATACAAATATTCCTACGGGTGGTATGGGCACTGGGCCTTTTTATGGTCAGCCACTTCCAGACTATATGCGTAGTTCTGGTAATACTCAGATAACAGTAATAGTTGAAGGCAACGTATTAGATGGTGATGATTTTACTGAGAAGGTAAACGATGCGTTACTAAATGCTGGCAGAATTGGTTTACCAAAAACAGCTGCTGGATCGTTAGTTGATGGTGGATAATGACAGTTCCAGTTATTAACGCGGTTATTAACTTTTCTACTGGCCCTAGTTTTGCTCAGGCTTTTATTATTGGCGAAGGCATACTAGGTACTAATATTCTTGCCGACTCAGCTGCCGTTATTGTCGATGTAAGCAACGTAGTCGATAGCGTAAGCATTAAGCGCGGTCGCAATCCGCAGGCAGATGAGTTCCAGACTGGCACAATGACTTTACGCATAATAGATCAGTCAGGCGCGTTCAATCCCCAGAACCCGAGCAGCCCCTATTTTGGCTTACTTGATCCAATGCGTAAGGTATCTATATCGGCTACATACGCTGGCGTTACTTACCCGATGTTCTCAGGGTTTATTACAAGCTATACAACCACTACCCCTAAAAATGCTACCGATGTTGTTTATACAACTATTACAAGCGTTGATGCGCTGCGCTTGGCTCAAAATGCCCAAATCAGCACCGTTACAGGGGCAACAGCAGGCGATCTAAGTGGCACACGCATCAATGAGATACTTGACCAGATTGCTTGGCCAGCATCGATGCGTGACGTAGATGCAGGTTTGACCACTATGCAGGCAGACCCCGGCACAGCTCGTACATCCCTAACCGCATTACAAACTGTTACAAATTCTGAGTACGGTGCGTTCTACGTTGATGCATCTGGATCTTTCGTATTTCAGGATCGATCAGTGACCACTGCCAGCATTGGCGGCACACCTACAGTATTTAACGATAACGGTTCAGATATTAGCTATTTTAACGCCGTTTGGCGATTAGATGACACCCTTGTATTTAACCAGGCTAACGTTACCCGCGCAGGTGGCACAGTTCAAAACGCTACTAACGCAGCTAGTGTCGAAAAGTATTTTGCCCATACTTACAATATTCAGAACTTACTGATGGAGACCGATGCGGTAGCTCTGGACTATGCCCGTGCCTACGTTGCCAGCCGTGCCGAGACCAGCGTGCGGTGCGATGCCATCGAGCTAGACCTATACACAGACAATTACAACACAGGCATAATTGCAGCTCTAGATTTAGATTTCTTTGATCCTGTGACGATTACGACAAACCAGCCCGGTAGCTCGACTTTGACAAAAACACTTCAAGTTTTCGGCGTGGCTCATAGCGTTACACCCAATAAATGGCGTACTACCTTTACTACACTTGAACCCATAATTGATGGGTTTATTATTGGTAATGCTAACTATGGAGTTTTAGGACAAAATGTACTTTCATACTAGAGGAGATAAATAAATGGCTACAGGATTCCCAAGCGTTACAGGAGACGTGCTAACTAGCAATATGTTTAATGGCCTTGTTGCCTTTACCCTTAATGCTCAGACTGGCACTACCTACACGGCAGCATCAACCGATCAGTACCAAGTGCTAGTAACAATGAATAACGCAGCTAGTAATACCTTTTCGATCCCTACAGATGCTACGTTAGCCTTTCCCACTGGCACAGCTATAACAGTGCTACAGATAGGCGCAGGCGTTACAACTATCAATGCGGTAACACCGGGTACAACAACAATAACCAGCGCAGGTGCTACTAGCGCATCTCCCGTATTGGCACGTTACAAAGCAGCGGTATGCGTTAAGACTGGCACAAACGCATGGACAGTAATAGGCGCGGTGGCATAATGATTGGCGCAATAACTGCGGGTATTACTGGCATAGATAAACGAGGTATTACAGTTGATTATCTTGTAATTGCTGGCGGCGGTGGTGGCGGTGATGGTATTAACCTTGTTTCACAAGGCGGCGGCGGTGGTGCTGGTGGTCTGCGTTCAACCGTTACGGCAACTGGTGGTGGTGGATCTTTAGAAAGCGCATTGACCGTATCCTTAAATACCAATTTCACAGTTACAGTTGGTGCTGGTGGTGCTTCTAATGCCCCGGGTTCTGACTCAGTATTTTCTACAATTACATCATCAGGTGGCGGTAGAGGTAAAGGCACAAGCCTACTTGCCAATGGTGCATCAGGCGGCGGTGGTAACAACGCATCAACCGCAGGTGGCACAGGCACAGTTAATCAAGGTTTTGATGGTGGTGCGTACAATGGTGGCATAAATACTGCTGGTGGCGGTGGTGGTGCTGGTGCTGTTGGCGTAACAAATGGTGGCGCAGGTGTTGCTACAAGTATTACTGGCTCATCAGTCACACGCGCAGGTGGTGGTGGCGGTTCAGGTGGTTCGCCGGGAACTGGTGGTGCTGGTGGTGGTGGCAACGGTGGTGCTATTACTGCTGCTGGTTCTGCTGGAACAGTAAACACAGGTGGTGGCGGCGGCGGTGGCGGTTCAAATACAAACAACCCGGGCGGTGCTGGCGGTTCAGGTGTAGTAATTCTTAGATATTTAACTTCGTCAGGCACAATTACAATCGGCGCAGGTTTGACAGGTAGTACAGCAACGGATGGCAGTTACAAAGTAACTACTATTACAGCTGGTACTGGAAATGTGAGCTGGGCATAATGGCACATTACGCATTTATTGATGAAAACAATATCGTTACAGAAGTTATAACTGGCATTGATGAAACTGAACTAATTGAAGGTTTAGATACCGAAACTTGGTACGGTAATTTTAGAGGCCAAACTTGTAAGCGTACGAGCTATCACGGCAATATTCGTAAAAATTACGCAGCTATTGGCGATACTTACGATGCTGTTCGCGATGCTTTTATTGCCCCAAAACCTGATAACGCTACGGGTCTTGATGAAAACACTTGCCAATGGATAGTGCCTGAGCCAGATCATGACACAAGCAATTAGTTATAACGGCTGGCCAGCATCTAAAGATGTTGAGTCGATTCGTATCAAGTCTTACGCAATCAAGGGCAGCAAGGTAAAGCTGCGCTGCGCCTATTTTGCTGCGCCTTTACTGGTTGCCTTTGCTGAGCAGTTTAACGAACTGATCGAGCCGATCGATGGCGGTGCGCTTGATGACTGGGGCTATTGCTACCGAGATGTTAGAGGCGTACCGGGCAAGTTAAGTAACCACGCATCGGGTACGGCTATCGATCTCAATGCAACTAAACACCCGTTAGGCAAGGCTGGCACGTTCCCAGCTGAAAAGATTCCAATGATCCAGGCATTGACTAAAAAATACGGCCTCAACTGGGGCGGTAACTGGACACGCAAAGACGAAATGCATTGGGAGATAGCACAAGATCCCGTAAAAACCGCAAAACTAATAGAGAAGTTAGGATTAAGTTATGCCGACTAGCGCACAAGTAACAGTAACCACTACAGCCACGCTTTTAGTAGCTGCAAATATTATGGATCAAACCGTATGGCTACATAATCTAGGCGGCGGTGCTGTCTATTTAGGCGATGCTAACGTAACTACATCTAATGGTTACAAACTAGATAACGGCGATAAAATGCAAGTGCCTGTAGGAGATCATGAAGGCTTAT